AAGCTTGACGACGTTGCAGTTCAGAAGATCTGCGAAGCTCTAAGTGTCGGATCATACATCGAAAGTGCCGCTGCATACGCGGGCGTGAACAAAGTCACACTCTACGCATGGCTCAAAGCTGGGAATCGTCAGAAGCGCGGCAAGTATCGAGACTTTCTCAACGCAGTGGAACAAGCGATGGAGATGGGCGAGATGGCTCACGTCAACAACATCGCTGAGAAGTCGAAAGGCGACTGGAAGGCGAGCGCGTGGATGCTTGAGCGCAAGTTCCCGAAGAAGTGGGGCCGCAAAGAGATCGTGCGCACTGAAGACGAGCATACGAAAGATTCGAGCTTCAACGAAGAGTCGCTCAACGCAGTTCTTGTCAAGGAACTGGACAAGCTTGATGATGAGAGATGGGAGGATTGATCTCATGAAACGCTTCTTCATCGGCTTTCTCAGCGCTCTTGCACTCATCTCGGTCGTCGCATACGCAGGCATCAACACGGACTACATCGTTCTCGGCTTCGGCGGCGTCGATCGCGCGAAAGTGTGGGTGTCGCCCGACGGGCGTCTCGGTGCTCAGTCTTTGATCAGCGGGAACCCGTGGGGCATCGATCTTTGGCCGAACGCGTACACACAGCCGACGCAGCACTCGTACAACGAGATCACGTTTCAGCGTCGGCTCTGGACGTTCAACGGCTTTGAGCGCTTCAACATCAGTGCGATGGTCGATTCGACAGACGGCGGCGCGTATCGCTTCGGCGTCGAGCGCGGCGGCGAGGGCCAGTACAGAGACATGATCTTCTGCTTCGAGGACTACTCGCCAGGTCAAGCGAACTGCGTGATGAAGATCACTACGGGCGGTGTCTACTTGAGCGACAACGGCGGATCCAGCTGGAGAAAGCTGTGATCACCGCTGAGACGACAGCACACACAGGCATGCTCAACACTTCAGCAGACTTCGAGCCGATTCCGCTCAAAGATCTGCAGAAGCGCCACGTTCTGCGCACATACGAGCACTTCAACCGCAACAAGACACGCACGGCTCAAGCTCTCGGCGTGACGATCAAGAGCATATACATTTGGCTTCACGCATACGGGCTTGAAGACGGCACTGACTACGTGAGAGGGCAACGATGTTCATGAGACTTCTTCTTGTCGTTCTGATCTTCTTCTCGCTGGGCTTCTACGTCGGCTACTGCACGAATGAGCAGCAGATCTCTCAAGGCGAGTGATCGTGGGTCGCACGAGACGCGCACGACACACGTCCGGCTCTCGCAAGCATCAGTACTTCTCGTGCATACGCAAAGCGCAGTTCACGATGCGCGAAGCTCAGTGGCGATGTGAAGCGTACGGACAGTACAAGTATCTGTGTGGACGCTGCGGCATGTGGCATCTCACGAAGAAGGCAGTATGAAGATAGCAGTCTGGTTCTCATGCGGCGCTGCGAGCGCAGTCGCTGCGAAGAAGACAGTCGAGATCTACGGTGGACGCGCAGAGATTCGCGTGCTCAACAACCCAGTCGCTGAAGAAGACAAAGACAACATTCGCTTTCTGAAGGACGTCGAGAAGTGGATCGGCATCAAAGTCGAGAGCGTCACAGCGAGCAGATTCCCGTCGTGCTCGGCCGTTGATGTATGGCGAGCGCGAAAGTTCATGTCGGGCCCGAAAGGCGCTCCATGCACGCTTGAGCTGAAGAAAGTTGCGCGGCAAGAGTGGGAACGCGACAACAAAGTAGACTTCCATGTTCTCGGCTTCACTGCAGACGAACGCACCAGACACGTTCGATTCGTGACGGGCGAACGCGAGAACGTCTTGCCAGTGCTGATCGATGCCGGAATCACCAAAGCAGACTGCTATCGAATAGTTCAGGAAGCGGGCATAGATCTTCCGCGTGTGTATGCGCTCGGATACCCGAACGCGAACTGCATCGGATGCGTGAAAGCCTCATCGCCCACGTACTGGAATCACGTGCGCAAGCATCATCCGGCCGTGTTCGATCAAAGAGCGATACAGTCTCGTGCGCTCGGTGCCCGACTCGTGCGCGTTGACGGCAAGCGAATCTTTCTCGATGAGCTTTCGCGTCACGCAAAGGGTCGGCCGCTTGCCGGCATGGACTTCGAGTGCGGTATCTTCTGCGAAGAGAGAGAAGCGTGAGTCTTGCCGTCGCACAAGATTCTCGTCTTCGCAACTGGCGCTGGCGTCTCAATCATCTGTACAAGATCGCCGACAAGCATGGGCGACTGATCACGTTCAAAGAGAACGGCATTCAGCGCCAGATCAACAACTCGAAGAAGCGCAGAAAGCAGATTCTGAAGTTCCGACAGGGCGGCGTCACGACGAACGAGACGCTGAAGCAGCTGGACTTCGCAGCATTCTCGTCGAACAAGACGTGCGTCGTGATGGCCGACAAAGACGAGAACATGGAGAAGATCTTCTCGAAAGTGCGCTTCGCACACACGCAGATGCCCGGACGACTCAAGCCTGTGCTCGCAACGGGCGGCGGATCCAAGTACGAGCTGCGATTCCCTGAGATCAACTCGAAGATCTACTGCGCTCTCGAGGGCCGCGGCGACACGATTCACTGGTTGCACATCTCTGAAGCAGCGTTCGCAAAGCCGTCACGCTTGAAAGCGACTCTCGGCGCTGTGCCGCCGTGGGGCATCGTGACGTGGGAATCGACGCCGAACGGACTCGGGAATCACTTCTATCGGGACTGGATCACGAAGTCGCAGTACGTAGACAAGCTCTTCTTCCCTTGGTTCTTTCACGAAGAGTACGTGATGGATGGCTCTCGCATCTCATCGCTGACTGATGAAGAGAAGCTCTTCGTTGCGAAAGTGAAGGCAAAGTACGACATCAGCATCACCCGCGATCAGATCGCGTTCAGACGCGCGAAGCAGGAAGAACAGAAAGAGCTGTTCATACAAGAATACCCTGAAGACGACGCGTCGTGCTTTCTCGCCAGCGGTGGCGCGGCCATGGATCTCGAAGTGATCAAGCGTCTGCTCGACAACTTGAAGGATCCGATCGAGGACACAGGCGAGTTGAAGATCTGGAAGCCGTACGACTCGTCAAGAATCTATGCATGTGGCGCTGACACTGCTGAAGGCGTGGGCGGCGACTACTCGGTGGGCTCAATGTTCGACGCAAAGACGCGCGAACAAGTCGCTCAGATCCGCTCGAATCGCTGGCGACCGAGAGAGTTCGCTCTGCAGCTCGAACATCTGTGCAGTCTGTACACGAAGCCCGGGCGCGTGCCGCCGCTTCTCGGTGTCGAGCGAAACAATCACGGGCACGCAGTTCTTCTCGAACTCGATGAGCATCTTCACTATCCGAATCTGTACTCGTTCAAGGAAGATTCAGTCGGATGGAAGACAGATGCCGTGACGCGTCCATTGATGATCGATGGCTTCATCGACGGCGTCGAGAACGAGACTGTCGTCTTGAACTCGCGCGAGTCGCTCGGCGAGTGCTTGACGCTGATTGACAACAACGGGAAGATTGAAGCCGAAGAAGGCGAGAACGACGACTGCATCATCGCTGACGCGATCGGAATACAGATGTGTATCAAAGCAGCCGGTGATCTTTCTGTCTACGACGACTTATCTGACAAGATTCTACTGTAGAGGGGTGACAAGTGGCCGAGAAGCAGAAGCCGAATGAGAGTGAAGCGCAACCGATGAGCGCAAGCCGCTCGAACCCCGTGGCCGATCTCTTCTTTGGAACTGCAGAGCGCACTGTCAACGAGTCGCCGTATGTTCCCGCATCCATGCTCAAGCCGTACAACCCGGACGATCTCTGGCGCAAGACGGGCGACTATCGCATCTACGAAGAGATGGAGCTCGACGATCAGATTCACGTCTGTCAGATGCTCAAGCGCGATCTCGTGATCGGATCCGGCTGGACTATCGTCACTGAGGACAAGTCGTGCGACGACGAAGAGCAGATGATGAACGCCGACGGCTCAATCGACGCCGAGTACGAAGACGTCTCTGACGAGCAGGCTGCTGACGTCGAGAAAGACCCGGCCGAGAAGAAGAAGTCGTTCAACGCCGAGATGCTCATGCAGATGCAAGCACAGCAGATGCAAGAGAAGATGCTGCAGAAGCAGAAGCAGCAGGCGATCGACCAGAAGAACAAAGCTCTTGCGCTGGCGAATCAGAAGATCGCCGACGACATCTATCAGCGTCTCGAAGAGGATCCTGAAGTCTCGTTCGACGAGCAGCTTGAAGAGCTTCTGACGACTGGCTTCAACTACGGCTTCGCGCTCTCTGAGAAAGTGTTCAAGCTGCGTGACGACAAGTCGCTCACATGGAACGAGATGAAGACGCGTCACCCGGCGAGCTGGCTCATCCATACAGACAAGTACGGGCGCGTCTCGAAGTACGAGCAGCGCGGCCGCGAATCGAATCTTGCGATCGATCCGAAGTCTTTGATCCACATCGTGAACAACCGCAAGTGGCAGAACCCATACGGGCGCTCTGACTTGCGGCCGTCGTACGATGCATGGATGATGAAGCGGCATCTGTTCCGCTACTTCGGTATCTTCGCAGAGAAGTACGCATCACCGATTCCCGCGGCCAAGTACGACAAGAGCACGCCGCGCGACAAGGTGCGCGAGATCTTCGAGATCTTGAAAGGCTTCATGCAGAAGACTGCGATCGTCGTGCCGAAAGAGATCGAGATCGACTTTCTTGAGTCGAAGTCGAACGGCGAAGCGTACATCAAGGGAATAAATCTCATGAACATGTTCATCGGGCGCTCTCTCGTAGTTCCCGATCTGCTCGGCTTCAGCGGATCCGAGTCGCAGACTGGCGGCTCGCAAGCTCTCGGCCGTGAGCAGATGAACGTCTTCATGCAGCACATCAAGCGTCGTCGTCGCATGATCGAGCGCATCGTGAACAAGCACATCATTCAACCGCTCGTCGTGTGGAATCACGGCAACGTCGAGATGTTCCCGAAGTTCCAGTTCTTGCCGGTGTCCGAACAAGACGCTGAGTCGTACGCAAAGACGTTCATCGAGGCCGTGAAAGGCAAGATGTACAAACCGAACGACGAAGAGATCAATCACTTCCGCTCTCTGATCAAGTTCCCTGAAGGCAAGGTCGAGCGCGAAGAAGCTGGCACTATGGCGCTCGGTGTTCCGCAACCTGGAGGCGAAGACGATGGCGATAAGAGAGACAAGGGCGAATCTTCTAAGCCTGGCGAGAAGAAGAGCGCTGATCCAGCGGCGAATCAACCTGCTGCTCAACAAGTGGGCGGCAACCCGGGCGCTGGAGCTCCAGCTCCTGCAGCAGCTCAGAAGAAGTTCTCGTCTGTCTACGAGAGTGCGATCGGCAGCTACGACAAGAAAGTAGACTATGCGAAGCTCGACAGCGCTCTTGAAGATTCTCGCGCGAATCTGATGAAAGTCGCGGGCGTGCTCATTGACGACATCTTCGACGATCTGCTCGATCAGATCCAGAAGATGAAAGTCGTCGGCGCTGAGAACCCGGATCTGGCGAAGATCGGCACGCTGAAAGTGCGCAAGAAGAAAGAGCTGCAGATGCTGCTTAAGCGGCAGCTCATGCAGTTCTACTTCGAGTCGAAGGTTGCAGCTCGCAAAGAAGTGCTGAACGACAAGGGCACGTACGCGAAGCCGCTTCCGTCGGATCGCTTCCTTGAGTTCGTTGAGAACGAGACGTTCGACTACGTGAAAGACTGGGAATACAAGGTCACGCAAGGCGCGCGCATCGCGCTTCAGAACGCCGTGAAAGATGGCAAGCCGCTCAGCTCTGTCGTGAGCGCGATCGATGTCGGAATCAAAGACGAGTCACTCGTCTCGCTCGAACGCTACGCGCGTACCAAGTACACGGAAGTTCTGAATCGGGCACGCGTGGACGAGTTCACGGAATCGAAGGTCGTCCACGGCTTTCAGTTCAGTGCGATTCTCGACGATCGCACGTCAGACATCTGCTCAGGACTGCACGGCAAGACGTTCGCACTGGGCGATGAGCCGATTCCGCCGATGCACTTCAACTGCAGAAGCGTGCTCGTTCCGATCACGATCTTCGAAGAGTTCGAACCCTCAAAGAAAGTAGGAGATGAAGACATCGACAAGTTCATCGACGAGAACAAAGGCGACGGCTTCTCGAAGCGATAGGAGGGATCAGATGAACCGCGAATTCTGGACCCTGGTGATCACGATGATCGTCGGAGGTCTGACGTACTCTGTGGTATCTTTCTCGTATATGCACAACACGTTCACGACACGGACGGAAGTTGATGCGCAGAAGGAAGCTGCAGACAAGTACGAGCTGACGATCGAACGGCGACTTGAACGCATCGAAGACAAACTCGATAGAGTTCTAGGGAGGTAGCATGCACACACTCAAAGGCGTAGAGATCTTCTCGGCAGGCAAGTGGAACGGCGACGAGTACACAGTCAGTGATCTTGACCAGATTGTTGACACTTTCGAGCTGCACAAGCAGCACGTTCGCCCGTACTTGAAGCTCGGTCACGACGAGAATCAGAAAGTTCTGAAGGAGCTTCTGAAAGATGCGGGCGATGCGATGCC